ACTCTGTACCACTTGTATAACTGTTAGTCGTAAGTAATAAAGCAGAAACAGAAGAACCATTTCCGTGAATTAAAGCACTTGGACTGGAAATACCTATTCCTACATTGCCTGATGATTTTATTCTCATACGTTCTGATACTGAACCACCTATTGACTGACTAAAAATAAAATCACCAGTGGTGGCATTTTCACGACCAATATCCCAATAATGAGTTAGACTTGTTGACCCTAATCTTAATGATGGAGTAGCACTTGTGCCAGCTATATGAAAGGTATTTGCTGGACTTGCAGTTCCAATACCAACATTTTCTGCACTTGTAATTGTAATAGCTGTGGCATCTGCGTTATCATCTATGCCAGTTGATCTAAAGGAAGTAAGTGTACCAACACTTGTTACACCAGTGTATGCACCTGATACTCTTGCACTTGCTATTGTGCCACTTGTTAATAGTGCCGCACTTATATTTGTATTTGTTATATTTCTACTGCTATCAATTATACCAGTGCCGCCTATTTGTAGCCCGCCTGTAAGGTTAATTGTATTATCTAGGTCAAATGTACCATCTGATTGCAAAGTAATATTAGCCCCGCCAGAAATAGCTATTTTAGTTGCGGCTATTGCCGCGCTAGCATTTACCTTGGCGTTTGTAATTATACCCGCATTTAAATCGTCCGCTATAATTGTGCCATCAACTATTTTAGCCGCTGTTACTGCATCATTTGCTAACTTAGCAGTAGTTACAGTTGCATCGTCCAACTGAATTGCTAATTCAGACGGTTTATTACCTACATAAGCCATTTAATTACCCTATTATGTGATTTGTAAAACAGATGCGAAAACATCTATTGCACTAGCTTCGCTTGCTGTAACTTTTAAAATATCGCCAGCATTTAAAACAAGTTTTTGATCGCCGCCAAACGGCACTATTGTTGAACCACTTGGTATTGGCGCATTGTTTAAAACTTTAACAGTTGTACCCGCGCTTGTATCAGTAACTTCAACAACGGCGCTTATTCCATTATTTTTTAAATTTGCTAATGATAAACTAAATACAACCGTTTTAGTTGCTGATGGCGAAGTATAAATTGTAGTTTGGCTTGTACCTACGCCAGTAGAACTTGCATTATCAAATGTTTCTGCCATGTTTTACCCCAAAGCTATAGCCATTGCGATTGCTGTACCAGTTGCACCGCCGCCGACTGTTTGTATTGAATTATCTGATTTTTTAAAAAACATAGCGCCATCTGCCGTATTAACAGCTATTTCGCCATCTTCTAAATCACTGCTTGTTGGTACATCTCCACTTGTACTTGATCGTTTTACTTTGACTGTATTGGCCATTAGAATGAACCTCCATCAATTACAAAGTTATCAAACACAGATTTAGCACCTGATGAAAAACCCTCTAGGGTTACACCGCTTGCCATAATTTTTATGCTGGTATCGGCAATCTGTAATCTCTCGCCAGTTGCGTTATCGTCAATACCTAAACTTGTAAAAGCGCCTGTAGTTGTTAACGCTGGGGCTGTTAGTGTACTGCCATCATATGTTAACCCGCTGTTATCTTGTAACTCACCGCTACTACCAGCATAAACAACCCTACCGCTTGTAAGATCACTTACAGATGCGCTTGCCAACACTGCCGCAGTATTTACAGTCAATGTATTTATATTACCTAACACGCCATAAATATTAGAAAACCTTGTACCATTGGCACCAATTGTTGCGCCATCATTTGCATCTGGTAACAAATTTAAACCAATTGTTGCATCGCCTGTAACCGCTAAGTTATCGCCTATCGTTACAACACTTGTGCTATGGCCAATTGTTACAGGGCTACCACTTGTTGCCGTGTTAATTGTTACGCCATTACTTGTGTTACTGTTATCTATATTAAGTGTTGTTGTGCTGTCTAAGCTTATATTAGTGCCGTCAACAACCAAAGTGCCATCTATATCGGTATTATCAAGGTTTGCCACCCCATCAACCGCTAAATCGCCAGTAATGCTACCATTACCACCAACTACTAGATCATTTACGCCTTTTATATCAGCCGCACTAGAACCAACTTTAGGTTCCCAATAATCATTGGTTTCATTCCACTGCCAAAAGGCGGCGTTTTGATTACCTCTGTTTACAGTAATACCAGCATCTTGTGTCGGGCTTGCACCACCCCCTAAATCATTATTAAGTTCAATAATGTTATCGCCCACAGATATTGTATTACTTGCTATTGTTGTTGTGGCACCGTTAACAGTTAAGTTACCTGTAACAACTAAGTTGCCATCAAAAGTATCGTTTGTATCAGATCGTAAAAAAGCACCTGTTCCACCTACAGGCAAAACAGTTGATGAACTGGTACCTATAAATAATTTACTGCTATTTTCACTAAACGCTAGTTCTCCAGCCGCAAGGCTACTTGGGGTAGCCGCGGAAGCAGACCTTTTTATTTGTATTGTATTAGCCATGATTTCTACCTCACTATTGTAGCTTTACTTGATTTTATTTCGAAGTTGATTTTGTGGATATTTTGAAATTCTAAGATTTCCGCTTCCGTCATTACCGTACCCACACGCGGTAAAGTTGTATTTATAAGGTAAACAACCTCATAAACGTATTCTGTAATTTTTTTTTCTGATTTTTTATTAAATTGATAATCTTTTAACATTTGATCTAAAATTATTTTTTTATCAAAATCACCAACAGCCAAATTATTTTCGTGTTGTTTTGCTTTCATATTAAAAGTTGCCACCTTGTATTATTAACCCTGTAGGTTGTACGGTGGCTTCCCATTTGTCGGTCGTACTATTATAATTTATTATAGAACCGTTGGCCGTAACTGTACCCACAGCAACGTTTTTGTTTAATATAGCGTTTGGTCCAGCGGGTCCTTGAACCCCTATTGTTGCCACCTGTACTTCTTGCGTGGTTACTACAACCGTTGTATCTGCCATTACCCTGTTACCTCTGGTGTTACTTCAAATTTACCTTGCAAAATTCTTTTTACAGAATTTGTATAATTTGCATCTGTACTGTCATATTGAAAAACTTCTAAATCATAAAAGTAAGTGGCTGGCGTTAAAGTAGCCGTATCAGTACTTGCTATATTTAAAGTTATTACACCGCTATTGGGTGTTGTTACTAACGCCCTACCGTTAGCTTGTGTAAGTTGTATTACAAAATCTGCTTCTTTTGTTAGCGCAAACCTTACGTCCATACGCGCATAATAACCCGAAAGGTTTATTGCCGTTGTACTATTATCAGCATTTAGAGTTTTATAGGTTACAGTTTGAGTAAATGTAGAACCTTGGTCGCATTGGAAATCATGTTCGCCAAAAGCCATTATGCCCTCCTTGTCATACCACTTGCGCCACCACGTATTGTACCATAGGGCTTTACCATTGCTATTACGCTTCTTGGTAAAATTGGTGGCTGGTCAAACTTATCAACCGTTACATTTAAACTTCCTAACCTTACTGCCCCAAACCCTTGTGTATCAGGTTCAGCAGTCCTATCACTAGTTGCTAAATATCTTGCAAATTCTGCGGTCACATCTTTTAAAAAGTTAGGTATTCTATTGTGGTCTAAAACGTAATTATCTAAATCATAAACACCGCTTCTAGGCCAACGCAATTCTTGTGTTTTTGCACTTGAATTATTGCTACTGATGCTACTTGCCAAGTTATAAGTAGGCTGGCCGTACCAATCACATTGTTCATCTAAAATACGTGTTGCCATTATTATTGAACGGCTTTTATCTGTTGTACTTACAGTTAACCAATCAGAACCATGCGGGTGTTCATCATTATATGTATTAGCATCTGCAACGCTTACATAACCGTTTGCATTTGTAACGCCGCTACCATTTTCTACAATGAGGATTACAGCCATTACTAACCCCTTTTAATTTATGTTGTTTTAGTTTTTTTTGTGGTTTTTGGTGCAACCCCGCCTTCCCACGCTTCATTTACATCTGCTGTACTTGCATTATCAGCTTTTAATGTACCATCTGCATTTCTTGCTCTTTTTGGTTCTGCGGCTTTTGTTTCTTTTTCAGACCAACCATTTGATATAAATTCTTCTTTTTGGGCTGGCTCTATTACAGCCTTTTGCCCATTTTTAAATACACTTATTAAATCCATTATTTTACCCCTGTAAAAATGGGCTGGCCGCAATGAGAAAGGGAGCTAACAGACCAGCCCAAAAGTTTATTAACCAGCAATCCTTGTTGCATATTCTGGACGTATTAATTCAACACCCCATAATGCATCAATTTCATAAACAATTTGCTTATATTGCCTGTACACTTCTAATCTCATTGATAAACCTGTTACTGGGTCTGTCATTGAAACAATGTTTGAGCCATAAGCATCTTGTGCAGTAGACGAAGCTAGTGGACGCATCGCTAATGCAAAAGCATCTCTATGAAAAGCTAGGTTAACAACGTGGTTCGCTTTAACAGTTATTGCGGCATCGTTTGCCACAATGGCTTTGATTGGAGGATTAACCGTTACTGTTTGAGCGCCACCTGATGCGGCACTTGTTATTGCCGATACTGTATAAGTTTGGCTATGCCCAGCAAATGTAAGAATATCGCCTATAACAAAACCTCCACTTCCTGATAAACCATCAATTACAACACTTGTATCGCCAACAGCTAAACCGTTACTGTCGTTTACAAGCGGTGTTCCCGAACCACCTTTTGCATGTGTTATAACTTGGTCATCTGTAAAGATGTCAAAACCAAACTTTCTACCAATTTCACCTTCACGCTTTACGCCAGCATCGCCACTTTCGTTAACCCTTTGGAAATCAGCTAATGCTAATGCACTTGCTTCTGCCGCAAAGTCCAAAACCATTCTTCTGTTATCCCTTGGGCATAACTGTGTGTTAAGTACTTTTCTTGCGTCAGTAGCTTGGCTAACATTTGAACTAAAAGGTGTAGTACCAGCCGCACCAGCAAAACCATAAATTCCTTTATATTTTTCTAATACGGATAAGTTTATTGTGTTAGCTAATGCACGTACTGCTTCTGACATCTGCATAGGCATAAAATGTGCATTCTTATCTATTTCCACAAGTTGCTTATCATCTAAATGAAAGTTTACTTTCTTCCAGTTATTTAAAGCAATTTGTACTTTAGTTGGCGCACTATCTNCTGGTGCTTCAAGTACGTTTGAAGGCACAACATCTGATACAGATAATGAACTTGGTATTGGAACATCAATTGTATCGCCTTTTTGGGCGGCTTCATTTGAATAATCCAAGTTTACGATGCGAGGCATCACTGCTTGCTCACGTAACGCTAAAAGGCCACGCGCAAGAATTTTAGGCAAAATATTACTAATAGTATTAGCCATTTTTTTTCTCCTGTTAAAAAAAGTTTTATGTTAACAAGAACTCCGTCCTTGGGCGTTACGCGCCGCGTAACTAATCGTTAAATTGAACTTTACCAGCCGCTATTGCTTCTAGGTTGTTGTTCATGCTTTGTTGGTCGCTTCGGCTTAAACGTCTTACTGCCCCACGGCCTTCGCCACCTGTAGCGCCGCTACCTGATGAAGATTTAAATAAGTGAGGTGCCTTATCACCAAGCTCCTCAAACCACTCATTTACGCTTAAAGGGTCTGCACTCTTTTTACCGTAAATAGGCGTTTCACCATCGAATGCCGCTATACGTTGACCTTCGGTACGCTTCCATACTCTTTTACCTCTTGCCATAATATCGGGTAAAGCTTCTGGACGGACACCATTCGCAACGGCCGCATCTTTTAGTTTATTTTCAACTATCATAGAGTTAAATTCTTGTTCATATTCACTTGCTTTTTGAATTGCTTCTTTTGAAGATTTTATATGCGCTTCTAACTTACTTTCATAATCGTTGCGCATACGTTCTGTTCTATCAAGTACAACTTTATCTAACTGACCAGCATCTATAAGTTCTTGGTCTGCCATCTTTTGTCGTTCTGTTTTTAATTGTTGATATTCCTCAATATCCACACCATTCAGTTTATTTTGTAAACTTTCTAAATCTTTATTTAATTTTATATTGTTATTTCTAAAGTCATCAACTGTGGCCTTTGGCACCATACCGTCAACCTGTAAAACATACTCGCCAGCTTGTTCTACGTAAAAATTTGATAAACCCTCTGGTATATCATCTTGTAACTTATACTTTGATTTTAGAGCCATTTTGTATCCTTTTGCTGTTATCGCGCCGCGTAACGTTATTAATCACCGACTAATTATTACCCTTATAACAACCAATGGCACTACTTGACAATATATAATATTGATTACTTGCTATTTAGTGCCAATGGCGCTATAATAAATTTTTAATAATTAATAGCGTAGGAGTACAAATGTGGATTTGCTTAAATAATGCTTTCTTTTCTATTGTTGAACATTATGAACATAAAGATCATTTACTTGTGCGTTCTAGATGGCCAGATGATATTAATAAAATATGGCCTAAAGAAAAGGTAGAACATACACCCAAGAATGATTACCCATACCGCGCAGTAATAAGGCGTGAAAGTGTAGCACTAGAAATAGCACATAAATTAAAAAATATTAATTACACTAATTTTAAAAGTAGTGCAGAACAAGTTGAAGTAACTAATGATGATAAATCTAGAACAGATGCTTATCACGATGCTTGGCGTATAATTAATAAACACGGCCGAACAGGTAAATATAATTTTGATAAAAATAAACCTACTTGGTCAATTCTTTAATATCAATCAAAAACCTTGGCTAATGTTGCCCGCAAAGCTTCATGGTCAAGGTTTTGCCTTTCCCAATAAGCATCTAAACCATATAATCTAAGCCAAATATCGTCATCTTCTTTCATTTTAACAAATTTACTATCGCCAATTTGCCAAACATTTTCTGTATAAACCATTTTGCCTGTTACTAAGTGAACACCATGAGTATTTAAATCATCAAACCAGCCATACTCGCCATATATAACGCCGTCTACATGGCTTACCATATGTTGTATTGGCCTATCCGTTTGCTCAAAAACATGTTTTACCAAATGTCGGTTAGACATTTCTACTAAAGTGGATTTATTCATTATTTCATTCGCACTATTACTTCTTCAATTTTACGCCCATCTGGCCAGCGTTGCATTTTACTTTTAAAAAATATAATTAATTCTTCCCTGTCTGATGCACTATCAACAACAATATATTTTAAGTTATCATATAACGATAAACTATCTTTAAAAATTGTTTCATTAGCTTCATCATTTTTAAAACTTGTTAATTGTTTTGCAGATGTTCCTCTTTCGCCAATAACATAATTTTCATTAATTGTTTTTCCATACCTATCGCCAGCATAACTTATAGCATCGGAACGAGTTGCCAAACGTGAATTCCAAACTAATCCTTGAGCCCTTTTTTCACGATCTTTTGACCTTATACGTGTAAAAAAATAACTACCACCACCAGTTCTAATGTCTTTCTCAGGGGACATGCCTTGCATTACAATACCACGCCTAAATTTATCAGTAGTTGGTGCCATATGACCGCCACCTTCTACAATGTTTTTAATACTTTTTACGAAACCTCTATAAACATTATGAAAAATAACATGTTCATCATAAAATTTATTCCATTCATCACCAAATGTATCTGGCCTGTAAGTTGTAATACGCCCATTACCTAAAGCTTGCCATTCGCCTAATGGCTTATACGTTGGCAATGTAGTTATATCTTTTACGCCAGCCCCATCACTTACTTCTTTTCTTAAAAATATAATTTTTTCTTTTTGTGTTTTTAAATCTTTAAGTTTATCTAAACGTTGTTGCCACCAAGTAATTCCTCTTTTCATATCGTCATCAGCCGCTTGCGCATAAAGTGTTCGCAATAAATAAAGTTCTTCCCTGTCATCTATTGTGGCTTTAGCAGAATTAATACCTAACTTTTGCATAACATTTAAATGTTGGTTTGCTGTTATAGCGCCACCATCAGTAAATAATTCTAAACGGTTTTTAAGTGCCGTATTAGCATCACCACGCCAATATTTAACAGTAACACCATCTATTTTTGCTACATAAACTTTATCTTCACTCCAATTATAAAATTTATTAGTTTCCGTACCAACACCATCTTTAAATTTTTTGTTTTTAAATATGGAATCTTCTTTTACCCAAACTATTTCTGAACTTTTTGGAAATTTTACTTTACTTAATAAATTATCAAATTCATTAAACTGTTCTTCGGTGTGCCAAACAACATTTTTTATTTGTTTACCAACTTCATTATTATCAAGTATTTTTGTTAAATCCTTGGCATAAGCGCTTAAAACTTTATCAAGTTTTTCAAAATCTTTTGCATCTATTTTACCATCACTTATTGCGTATTTAGCATCTTGCCTTAAATCCAATAATTTTCTTCTAAAGTCTGTTATTCTATTCAAACTTTTATCGTCAAAATCAGCGCCATTGTTAAAGCGCGATCGTAAACCTTTTATGTTTTCTAATAAGCTTTTATTTATTGCATCAAAATTAACTACTACTGTTTGCCCGCTACCGCCACTTACTTGCAATGTCATTTTATCTAATTTTGTAGCCGCCGCACCCCTTACTTTAAAATAGCTACCAAGCTTTTTAGCTTTATTTTCATCAAAATAATTATAAAAATGTACTAACTGATCTTCTATTTCATCTTTATCTATGGCAACACTGTAACCATTCATATTGCCTTTTTCTATATTATCTATTTCAACCTTAGTTATATTTTTTTGCGGCGGTATTTCGTCAACTTTATTTAATTTGGTTAATTCTTTTTCATACCTTTTTGCTAAAATATTTTTACGTGCAATTAATATATCAGCAAAATCCCCAGCATCATCGCCCATAGTATCATTCACTAGCCTACGTATATCGCCATCACTAATTTTAACAATACGCGCTACACCAGCTACTATTTGATCTTGGTTTATATCGCCAAATACCTCCGTTGCTTCTGCGTTTATACTGCGCACCCGCAAACTATCTATTTCTGGCACGTCATTGCCATTGAACTCTTTTATGCCACCACGCGCCCTAAAATTCATTGATGCGCCTGTATCAAGCCTAAAAGCGCCGCCATCAGCAAGTTTTTTTAAGTTAAGTGATTTTGCACCACCTGTACCAATAACGTCCCAGTTTGCCAACCAAGCATCTGCGGCAAAACCTTCTTTGGCACCAGTTAAAGTTTTCATTTGGCTTGTGTCTAGATCAGTTACCTTTTCCATTTTACTTGCAATGCCAAGTTTACCAGCCACATTGTTATTACCAATGTTACCTGTAATATCAATAAATTGTAGCTTTGCAGTACGTACTCCAGCCGCTTCATACAGTTTACTAGCTAAAACCTCGACTTTGGCCTGTATGGGGTTATTTGGGGCTTTAACGTAATATTCAACACCTGTAGCTTTATCAACAAACGTTGCACCAATATTACTACCGTCTTGCCCGCCTGTTTGTTTTAAATTTGCAAATACTAATTGTTGGTCATTTTGTGGTGTTGCTGGTGGTGGTGCTTTACCTGTCTTTTTTAATACAGCCGCTTCAAATGCTTCCTTTTGCACATCATCAAAGCTATCTATTTTAAGCTGTTCACCCTTTGTTAAGGGTTTTCCTTGTGCAATTTTTGTACTAATTGTTGATTTTAAAGCTTGAAAATCTGCGTTTGCCTTTGTTGTTGCTGTTATTTCTTGTACTTTATCTACTTGTTGTGTTGGGCTTAACTTTTTAAAATCAACATCGTTTTTTAAATCTGCATATACTTTCTTTTGCGTTAATAAACCGCTTCCTTTTTGCGCCGTACTAAATTGCTGTAATGTATCATTTGCAAATTCATCAAGTTCTGCAATTTGTTTTATTTTAACTGTATTTGCGCTATTTAAATCTTCTAACTTCTCTAGATTAGATTTAAAAACAGCACCTTTGTTAATTATAAAATCGATTTCATCATCACTTATTACAAAACCAGCAGTCTTTGGATTATCTTGGATTACTTGTAATAAAGCCCCAGCGGTTTTTTCTTCTTTTAATATTTCATCTAACTTTGCCATGCCTTTTTCAGCGGCAACTAATTGCTCTGGTGGTGTTTTAAAGTTAGTTTTTATTAAAACTGGAAACTCATTACCACTAAACTTTAACTTTTTCTTTAATTCGTAATTTATACCTTTAAATTTGGTATTATATTGCTCTATCGCATCATCAACTTGCTTTAACAAACCTTTTTGCGCGGCAAGCACTCTTATTTCTGCTTTTGTTGCGCTATCTAATGCATTGTATGTTTTAAGTTCAGATGGAGAAAGCTTTTTACTATCACCAAATTTCTTTTTTATATTTGCTAGCATTGCCGCTTGGTCTATTGCTTCCTTACCAGCTTGTACTAATGCAACTTGTTCTTGAAAGCTTTTACCATCTAATTTGCCCTGTTTGCTTAATTTATTATAAGCAACCTTAAAATTAACAAAGCCTGTTCCACCCTCTTTGTAAACATTAAGCTGGTTTTCTGCCGCTTGCTCTTTAGCCTTTAATTCAGCCGCATTTTTGGCCGCCGCTTCTGCTTCTTGTTTGGCTTTGTTGGCGGCTAAAGTACTGGCCTTTGCAATACTTGTACGGCCATCATCTATAAGCTTTTGTAAGTCAGCTAAAGAAAGGGGATTACTTCTTTGGTCAACTAAATCAACAAAGCCAATTTTATTATCGCTCCATAAACGCCATTTAGCCATTCCAAGTATTGACTGTTGCAATTCTACAGGTTGTGTTTTTATCCAATCTTCATAAGTAAACTCTGCCGCAACTTGGCCATTCATACTGCTTTGCATATTGGCGCGTATGTTTTTAATTTGCGCCGCTGTAAAACCTTGTGCCGCTAAATTACCTTTAAACTTTTCACTAAACTCACCATCTTTAAACACTAATGGCGTATTGCTTAAATCCTCCCAGCTTTTAGTTATTGGCACAACAACACTTCTACAATTCCAATGTGCGGGCGGCGGGCTGTATTTTTTACTATGCCCAACTGGTGTGCCGTCAACTGTCCAAACTAAACCACTTCTTGCCCTACATATAGCGCTTGTACGGCTATCTAATGTTGCCAGCCATTGTAAACCATCTAAAATATCAGCGTTTGCCATAATTGTTTCACTACGGGCGGCATTACTAACTGCCTGTACGCTTGTTCGCACTAAAGCTTCTGCTTGGTAACGTTTAATGTGCATAATGCCATCTTTGTACCCTTGGGATTTTGTTCCACGCACACGCCGCGTTAAATCGTCTACACCCTCTCCAGCTAAAATGCCTTCACGCATTTGGTCTTGAAATCTTTGTGCTAAATCACCAGCCTGTCTTGCCCACCAGCTTTTTTGTGGCGCACCCATAATAAGCGTATTATTAACTAAATTTGCTAGTGTTGTAGTTGGTGGCAAGGTTTGCATAATAGCAACACCAACTTTGGGGTTGTTGGCTACACCTTGCCCTATAGCATTTGCTGTCGCTGTCTTTTCCATGCCAGCTACACTTGTTAATGTTTCTGTATGGCTTTTTGCAATCAAAGCGTAATTGGCTTTTACTGTTTTTTGTATATTTGCTAACAACAACTGTAATCGCCGTGTTCTTGTTTTACCTCCTACAACTGTTGGGTCTAACTTATTTAAATCATCAATTAACTTAGCTTCAAGCTTTCTAAGCATTCCAAAAACTAAACGCGCTTCATCAACCTTTAATCTTTCTAAATTTACTGCATGTCCAATTATACCACTTGCAACACCATCATTTGCACCTGTCATAGCACCTATTGGATTGGGTTTATTTAGCGCCATATTACGCTTCTTCTTCTGTTTCGTTTTCTTCTAAATCTATTGCCTTCCCCACCATAGGCGCACCACTGTTTTCTAACATATCCTTAACCTCATCTATGCTGAAATCTGGGCGTAATATTTCGCCACGCTGTAAGTTGTAAATTAAATCATCAGTAGGTATNGCACCGCTTTGCCANGCCGATACGATTTCGCGCATTTCTTGTGGTTCCATTCGTGCATCTAAAAAGTCAGTATTTAACGCAACTTCAACTACATTTGGGTCTGCACCTTCCCATTCAACCAACCACATTAAACATTGCATTAAACCAACGCTACAGGTGTTAGCTAAATTAGCTAGTACACTGCTTTCGCCACTACTTCTTAACCTTATGGCATCTGCCGCTTCTACTGCGCGTTTTTGATCTTCTAAAAGCCTTGCGCCTAGTTGTGCCATCATAGCTTGTTTTCTTGACAAACTATTTTCTAAAAATGTTAAACCAGCCCCTTTATATTCAAGCATGCCAACTGTGCTTTGTTCGGGTAAAAACCATATTGCGGCGCTTCCAATTGGGAAATCACCCATTTGATCATTACGCATACCAGTAATGTATGGCGTTGGCTGGCTAGTTAAATAGTTGCCCTGTTCTAAATCAGCACTGGTTCTGTAATGGCTTATATTTACATTAACTAAATCTATTAGTGGCGATTTAGAAATATCAGAGGATAGATTGTTTGGGGAAAAGAATTGAAAAGGTATAAATTCTAGTCGTTCCCCTCTATTTGTGGGTGTGTATTCTTCTTCAACAATAAAATCGTCTAAATCTCTACCCTCAACATATACTGTTACCCTGTAAAAGTTTTCTTCATCAAGTTCTAAAACTCTATACCTTGTAAATGTTTCACTGCCAAAACCATCATCATTTGGCTTTAAACCAGTTTCATGCAAAATAATTTGATCTGTAAATTCTTCGCCACCAATATTTCGCGTGCGCCAATTTAAAATACTTTCAGCTTTATATGACCTAAAATAAGCGCGGCCATTGTCATCACTTGGTTTATCAACTAATACACCAAACCTACCCATTGTAAGTGTTTCTTCTATAGCTTCTTGTGCAAAATTCATAAATGGTATGCCAGTTAATGTTACATTATCTAGCAGATTACGTAATTTATTTGGAACTTGTACTATAGGGCGTTTACGAAAAATAGCACCTACTAAACCAGCTTGTGTACGCCCTGTAGCGCCGTAAAACATAGCCCTTGTTATGTAATTATCATATTGGTCTTGCATCATGTTTTCTGGTTTTGGTAAATGTCTTACACCAGAATCTTTAACCGCATCTTCGCCAGCTATACAATCACGTATGCGTTCCCACTGTTCCGCGTACTTGTCATAATCTGGGTGTCTATCCTGTAATCCCATTTTTACCTCTTAATAATAACCACGTAATCTACCTACACCAACAACATCACTATTAAGCGGAAACTCACTATGTATTAAATACCCTAATGCATCAGCCATATGGTCTAAACCACTACTTTTATCAGGCATATTTGTGCCATCTTTAAATGTTAGTCCTTCTAAGGATTTTATTGTTTGAGAACAACGTGGGTGTACATATAAGTTTTTTTCGCCAGTAGCCGTTTGTATTAACGCATTAACTTCATTTATGCGGTCTATAACCAACGGCGCTTGGCGCGGCGCAATGACCGTGTAACCGTAATTTTCCAATATTGTAAAGTCTGTTTGACCAACAGGCGCACTAGTACGGCGCGCACGACCACTTGGGTCTGGATAGATCGTAATTTGCCTATTAGTAAATCTGTTGTTAATAGCTTGCGCCATAATTTCTGTATTAGCATCTGTTAAAACAACCTCATCAAAAACATGCAACTGATTGCCCGCACGTATAGCGACACAAGCGCACATAGGGTTTACATTAAAATCCATACCAATCAATAAATCACCGCCATTATCATTTATATCTGCGGTTACGTTGTAATCTCTTTCAAATTGCTGATAAACCCTACCAGCTAACGTTTCAAAACTTGCTTCAAATTCTTGTCTAAATAAACGCTCGTCCATAGTGCGTTTGTAACGTGCTATTTCTTCCTGTGGCACAATGCCAGCCGCTAGTGTTGTGCTTTTGTGTGTTGACCAATCTTCGTCATCATGCGCATCATTCCACAAATCATAAAACCAATTATAGCCCTTGGGGGTACCCTGTAAAAGAGCCTTACCATTTCTATCTGCCAAAGCTGGGGCTAATACGGCTTCCCATGTTTGTTTGTTTATATCTTGCACCTCATCTAGCACTAAGAAATCTATACCAACACCACGCAAACTATCGGGGTTATCTGCACCTCTTAATGAAATTATACTACCGTTTTTAAGTGTTATTGATAAATCTGTTTCATTTGGTAAACCACCAGCACGGCCGCTGTTCATTACCAAGTCTTTCATTTCTTGCCACATAATCTGTTTAGCCATTCTATATGTTGGCGCAACATACCAACAACGTGTCCGCTTATTATTATTTGCGGCGGCAAAGATTAAAACTTTACTTGTGTATGTTTTGCCACTTCTTCTGCCAGCTACATTTATACGAAACCGTTTTTTTGATTTAGCAACTGCTAATTGTGGTTTAGTTAATTTAATGCTTATTGACCTAAAAGCACCGTCTGGTAAAGTTCCACTAATTTCTGCGTGTAATTCTTCGCTTGCCGATAGCATATTAATCGCCTGTTATTTCTATCGGTGGCAAATCATCATTAGTTATTTGTATTTTTTCAGTCCAGCCAGCACGGCACTTTAACCAAAACATAGTCATAGCTGGGAACCTTCCACTTCGCGCCATATCAAATGCCCTATGAGTAATCTGTGCGTGAGCCTTGCCCTCACCCAGTTTAAGTTCCTCACCAAAATATTTAAATAATGTTCCACGGCTAACTTCAACCAAATTACATATTTGTTCAGCTGTAAGCCCATAACCAGACATTGACTCAACTTTTTCCCGCTGTTCTTTAGTTGGTTTAAAACTTGGCCTACCGCCTTTTGACTTGGTTTTTTTTATTGTTTTAGTTTTTGCACTCATTTTTTTATAGCGTATAAAAACGCACCCATAATTAACATTGCTTTCAAAACCACTTATTCTTTTGTAAACCTTGACAATCAATATTTACGCTTAAATTAAGCTTTATCATTTATTTGTGGCCATTGGCAATGTTTTTTATAGTTTTTATACGCAAACTACTATTTGTTATCCTTAAATGCTTTCATAATTTCTTTAATTGTGCGGTTACAACCAATACAAACTTTTTGTTCATTAAGTTTGCAAACCCCTATACATTTGCTCATTTATTTTACCGCATTATTTAAAGAATTTATTACATCATCAATATTAGGTTCTTGCCCCCATGGATTATAGATACATTTATATTGTTTTGGACACCAACTTTCTATCATCATTTCATATGTTTTATTACCGCCAACATAGATACACGCCATATCACCTGATTTTGATTTAATTCTTTTTTTTAAACGACACGTTGTATATTTTGGTGTTTCAATTTTTCCTTGGTTTTGTAACTGTTTTTTTGTGTATGGTTTTGGTTTGTATGTATAACCATCAGCGAATGCTTTAAATGAAACAATAAAACTTATAATAACTACGCCTATAACACAAAAAATTATTCCCATAGTTTGTAATGTATCGACTAGTTCTTTTTGTTTTTGTCTTGCTTCTACCCTTTGCAACCGCATAGCTTCTTTTGCTTGATTAATCCTTGTTGCACGTTCAGATAATATTTCGTCCCAAGTAGTTGGTCCAAATCTAAGGTTAATTATATTTTTTAATTCTGTTCTTTGTTCTTCTAATAATTTTCTGTTTATAAAATCATTTGCACTATTTTCTACAGAGCCAAACTGTTCAGCAATTGACATGCTTTTACCTTGGCTTTTGTTCATCTGGTCAACACCAGTAAAAAAACCATCAATCTGTTTAGCTATGCCCTTTATATCGTTAACTGTTTCAATATTTTTTTTTATAAAGTCAACGCTGGCCTTAACTAAACTAATGCCTGTTAAAATTTCTGCTATCGGCATTTTATTAACCTTTATTTAATTTTTTTATATTTATCCCTTTACAAGTAGTGCCATTGGCACTATATTAATTA